ATTCACGGTAGAGGAGTCAGAAAGATCAGCGCTCATTGCTATGTATTCCTGATATGAAGTTGGCTGTCTTAATGTAAAAAAAGCTAACCTTTTATTATTATTAGCGTCTTTAAACGTAGACATCAAGGGTATACCTTTGTCGTCCAAGTCAAATCCACCTAAAGCGTGTTGATAAAGATATGCTGCGTCACCAGACATCATTAATGTCTTATCTTTAATTCTAAAGCCTGCTGTTTTTATTCCTTTTGTTGAACCAGGCATACGCCCATATGGTGTAACAACACTGGTGTCAACGCCGTAATCTGCCAGATTTATATCATATCCTTGGTATGACATAAAATCTTCTCCATAATTTATTCTTGATTCAAGTGTTCTTAAACTATATCTTCCGGCTGTGGGCATTACGGCATCCACTCTGCCGTCTTTATATCTTACTACTTGAGAACTATAGTGGTCACTCACTCTTCTCACCATGGCTGGAATCTGATTTACTCTGATTCCAGAAGCCATCTGTGCCATAATTTCTTCTGCTTCCCTTTTCTTAATAAGATGTGACATTCTTGTTTGTGGGTCTAACATAAATGCTTCTATCGTTTTTATGTCTCCCTCAATGTCTTTTCTTAGAGCCTTCATTACATCATCTGGTACATCGCCTGTTTTCATAAACTCTTGCATTTTATCAAAACTGTAGCTTGCATTTTGTTTAATCGATGCAATCATTGCTGGTTGAGTAAAGTACTCTCCATGATATAACATCATTAGCGGATCGGTAAAAGTTACTGTTGAAGTATCGCCCACATCCATTAAGAAGTTTCTTGCCGTTCTGCTTCCAACTTCACCTTTAATGGCAGTAGCGTCTCCTATAACATATGGAATCAACCCAGTTTCTGCATCTCTAAATCTTTCTGCCTGCTTATGACCTAAGACCATGGCTTCACCTTTAAATTGACCAAATTCACCGTTAACTCTTGCTATTACATCTCCAGAATCAATTTTCTTTTTTGCACTTTGAATATGTTCAATCTGTTTTTCAAGAGCTTTTATTTCATTACTTTCATCTAAAGTTAAAACTCTTCCTTGTGCTCTTAGTTCTGCTCCTCGTGCGTCTAGTTGTGATTGAAAACCTTTTTCCATATCCTCTAGTAATTGAGGTGTTATATAGAACTGACCATCTCTAGCTTTTTCCATTCCATTAATGGCTACTTCCATTTTTTCAAAGAGATCATTGTCAGTTGCTTTTATCTTCTCTTTCATAAGTTTGAATTGTCTTTCAGCACGTGTCCCCTCGATAAGAGATACGTTTAATGGATCATCAAGTTCTATATTAGCTTGATCAAAAGCAGTTTGTATTTTTGCAATTTGTGTGTCGTCAAAACCATACAAGTCTTTAAAGCTTTGCATCTCTCTGTTTCTTCTTATGGTTAATCTTCTGTCCCAAAGATCTTTTACTGAATCATTTCCAGTAAGACCTTGTGCTATGTCTCCTTCATCTGGTCCTGCCGAAAGAAGCTGTCTTTCTGCTTGAGTTAACTGATAATTAGGTATCTCCTCAAACCCAACAATTCTTTCATTGTATTCAGATATTTGTTGTGGAGTTAATACTAATCCATCGGATTCTCTTATAGGGATTCCTTTAGTCGGATCTCTAAACATTAATTCAAATCTTGCTGCAGTTGATTCAACTCTGATCATTCTTTGATCAAATTTAATTGTACTACCAGCCATGCGCCCAAATGGCGTCATGATACCTGGTCTTGTTATGTCTAAATGTTGTTGAATAAATTCTTCACCAATTGCAACGTTTCTTGGAGACATAGTGCTTTGGAGTCTTTTTGCTAACTTTCCAATCTTAGACCAATTTTGACTTACTTCACCAGTAATTGGGTCAATTGTTTCTTCAGCTAATGTAGCTAAGAATTGTGGCCTTATTTGTTCTGCCCCAGAAACAATCCTTAAATAAGATGCTTGCATTGGGGATAACTCCCCACTTTTCCTCTTGAGGGTAAGGAATGTAAAACCTTCATCAGTTTGAGAAGAGGCTGCTGCTGCTTTGTCTATTCCTAAAAGTTGTATCTGTCTTATAGCACCTTGTTGGCCTCTAGTGTTAAATTTATAGAGTTCTCCAGTTATTTCTTCTCCAATCATGTCACCAAGTCCTAGATTTCTTAATCTTTGAGCTTTAATTGGATCTGTGCTGGCACCTCTTAAGAATTGATTTACTACCATCACTTCACTGTCTAGCTGCAAGGCCCCTTGCGATGTACCGATGTTTCTTAAAGCATTGCCGCCAACACCAGGATTAAATAATCTATAATCTACTAATCCTAAAGTTCGCCTATCATTAAGAATAAGATCTCGATCATTGCTAGATGCTCCCGTAACAGGGTCTACGTATAGAAGTTTTCCATCTGTGTCAACATCAACTCTAATGCCTTTATACTGCGGGAAAGTAGATAGAGCTAGTTGGGCTGCTCTCTGACTAATTTTTGGATTTACTGTACTCATTTAAATTTACCTAACACCAGAATATATATCTACACCAGAAGATCCAGAACCGTTCATAACTGGGACAACACTTCCACTCATGCCATTTCGGGACATCATCATTCTAATTTGTTGTCCAACATCTTGTGAGTTTGATTGTTGGTTAAAGTTTGGGTAACTAGGATTTGCTAGACTTGCTTCTTTTATCTGTTGTGGATAGTAACCCATTTGCGCCATATTTATTCCCATTGATTGACCCATATTAATTTTAACATGTTCCATATTAGTACTTGGGTTCCACCCCTCCCATGATGCATCGGGTAATTCGTGCCTAGAAAAATGTTCTACTAGATCTGGTCTTTTTTCTACTTTCATTCCCCATGCTGCTTCATATATTCTTCTCTCTAACCTTGGTGCTGTAGAAAGAATTCTTTCTCTTTCTTGCACTGGAGCATTTAACATTTCTTTAAAATGTTCACGTTTCCTCTTTGGTATAGCCAAAGATAGAGTGTCAACAGAAGAACCATATATGTCAGCTCCATACATTGTTCTTTTGGCAGCTTGCTTAAATTGGGCTGCACCTTGAGTGTCGCCCATTTGTTCGGCTCGGTTTGCTAAAGAAGTATTTTTAACATAGTTTAATATATCTATATTTTCTTCTAATGCTAATTGTTTTTTTCTTTCTTTTGGAATAAATGTTTCACCAGTTATTTGTTGCCTAGCTTTATTAAACATGCTATAACCAGCACCTGTTGCAAAACCAATTAATGTTCCTGCTGCCTTTGCAGTAGGGCCCCTACCAAAAGCAGCACCAATGCCAGCCATCATAAGTCCGCTAGTTAATGGACTTCTGCTTTGCGACTTGTAGTACATTGGCTTAATAAAGCTTTCAATTGGATTCTGCCATTGTGGAAAAGTAGAACCATAAACATTTCTTCTCTCCCAGTCTTCTTGAGCAGTCCTTTTGGGCATAATTTTTGTATTTATAAATGTATCTCTGTGCGCTATGTACTCACCTATTCTAGCGGCACCAAAAAATGACTTTGACATACCTTGTTCTTCTGGAGAAGAGTATTTATATTTATAAGGACTGAAATTATACTTTTTGGTAGTGTCTTCTACCTGTGCTCGTATTTCTTCTAACTTTTTTCTTTGTCCTGGATCCAAAGAAGATGGGCTCATTTTATTATTTAAAGATCTAAATTCTTTAGAGTAAGGAGCTACGTCGGAAAGGATATCCAATTGCGTTAGTGGATCGTTATAGTCTCCCATGTTTGGGTTTAATCTTCTATAACCTATACCTGGAAGTCTAATTTCACCTTCCGGAACTTTAGTATAAGGGTCACCTTGTTTGAAGTTATTAAAATAATTTGATCCTGGCAAGAAGGGGTATTGAACTCCCATAGTGTTAGGGATTGGGTTTATTTGTGTAACATCTGTTCTTTCTTTTGGAATAAATCTTCTAACAATTTCAGATATTTCTACGTTGCCCAAAGCACCTTCTGGCTTAATGGGAATATCACCTAAGCCACCTAAGTTTAGATCCCAGAATGCTCTTCCTGATCCATAAGCTTTAGATGCAGATTGAAGCACTGATACCTGTGGTTGAAGGTCAGATTGACCAAAGCCATAAGCTTCTCTTAATGAGCCAAATCCAAATCCATATATACCAGCCATTTCTTGTGTCCTGTAACCAATATCTCCGGCTTGGATTCCAAGTTTAGCACTCGGGACTGGTCTTCCTGCTGGGATTATATTTGGTGGAACGACTCCTGGCCTTGGCATTGGGCCATACTGACTTGCCTGAACATACCTACTGTTAATATTCGATATAGCTGTAGAAGCCATATTCGAACCTGTCTGCATTGAGTATGACCCAGCTGATGCTAGTCTTTGGTTAGAACCTGACAAAGGAGAAGAACCCAATCCGTAAGCCCCACCGTAAGCAGACCCTGTTGCTCCTACGTATCCTGAAGCATACTGGTCTCCACCGTACCCGGACAAACCTTCTGCATTGTAAGCTCCGCTTTCACCTGCTGCAGAGTAATTGGCAAGACCCTGTTCAACTTCTTGCCTATGCATTCTGATTTGTGGTTTTAGTATCTTTCCTACTGTTGCGTTTAGTAGCGGAGTTATTGGGCCAAATGGTCCAGAAAAATATTCACCAGTTACAGGGTATGGTCTATCCTCATAGTGTTGTTTTTCAAATCTATATGGATCAAAAGGTCTAAGTGGAGAAAAGTCGTAACCAAAGGCAAGTCTTTCCATTGGACTGCCAAAAGATTCCTCAGTATAAGAAGACCCAGCCATTAACCTTCTATAATAAGAAGGTCTGTGGTACATTGTTTTTCCACCAGCAAATGGAGTTACTCCAAGCGGCCAAAACCTTCCTTGCTTAATCGGCACTTCGCCTTCAGTTAGCTGCTCTTTCTTCTCATTATAGGACATGCCACCAGGGGTGATTCCGGAAAGAACAGACTGTGTTTCAACTGCTCCTTTTGCAACTTTTCCTAATAGGAAAGGTGAATATACTCTATTGCCCTCTTCATCTTTTTCATTTACTGCGCCACCAATTGTTCTATCTGCTGCAACTATTGCAGTTCCTCCAGCAACTAAAGGTAGAACTCTTTTTCCAACCATTCCACGAGCATATAGATCTAAGGGGCCACTATATTGAGAAGTATCTAATCCTAATCCAAATGTTTCAAAATATTTATTTAATCTTTCAACTCCATGAGAAACAGCTACAGAAGCAGAGCTAAAAGACCCTGCATCGTCATATGTATTAATTCCTAATATATTTTTTGTAGCTCTTTTAAATCCAACTGAGCCAACTGCTGTTGCAAATGTTGGAACGTAAACAGTGCCTTGATTTCCAAGTGGATTAGAATGTAGTTCATTTAAGCTATAGTCTGCGGGCTTTAAATTTGCTACGATTGCTGGCCTAAATAAATTAGTAATGCCAGTTCCAAATCCTAAAGTTCCAACGTTGGAAACACTCGCTGAAGTAAAAGGGTGCAACAATGATTTGTACGACTCTGAAGTAGCTGGTTGATTTCTGATTGCCAATAAGCCAGATAGCGCTTCAGATAAGTTAGACCCTTGTGTAGCTGTTTTTTTGTATCCACTAAAAGCAACAAAGTTTAATACTGCAGAAAGGCCTGCTGCTCTAGCTTCTGTCGCTTGAGATTGACTTATAACATTTCTTCTTCTAAGGTCAGATACTATTTCCTCTATATCTACAGCTAGTTGACCTGGATTAATTGAACCACCAGAAGATAGGGATTCAAAAGATCTTCTCTGTAAAGCTAATTGGAAAATTGATTCTCTTAATTCGTCAAACCTTGTTGAAATAGTTGGAGATACAGAAGATTTTCCAGAAACTTCATTCAAGTTAAATTGAGACATTTGTTTTCTTACAAGACTAGAAGATGCTGCAATTGCTCTTGAGTCTACTCCATAAGACCTTGCGTTTACTGCTGCTTGTTCTGCTCTTTTTAATTCTTCTAAAGCAAAATCTCTTAACTGTGAATCTGAAGTTACTCCACTTAATGAAACAACTGATCCATCTAAAGTATTTGTTAAGAATCCTGAGTTTCTTTTTTCAAATTCTTTTATTACAGAAACTGGAGTTCCATAACTTTGTGTTCTTCTTCTAAAAGATTCGTATGCATTAAGTACAGATTTGTGATCGTATATTACATTTCCTTCTTGATCAACTACTCCAAATTTAGGAGCTTCAGTATCTGTTCCTTCTACAGTTTGTCTTAATGATAAAGTCCTATTTCTTCCAACGGATACTTCTTCATCTGCCATAAGTCTTGCAAATACAGTTGGATTATTTATGTCAGTTCTTCTTTTGCGGAATCTTCCAATATATCTAGCAAGTGAGTTTTGTTGTTCTTCTGCTACGTCAAATTTTTTCTTAACTCTATCAAGAAGACCTAAGGAACTATCATCTTGTGGACCCCTTGCATCAAGTGCTAATGTAAGCTGCCTTTGTGCAACAGACCTAGCAGCCCTAGAGAACATATCGTTTTCATTAGTTGAAAATTGCCTATATAGCCCGGGCATTTTTTTGATAACTGAAGATCCATTACTATCATTGGATAATAGTGATATACTTCCCTTTGCTCCAAAAAACCCTCTTTTTTCTTGACTAAATATATAAAGGTTAGGAGTTTCTTCTCCAAGATTGCCAAAAGGTTGGGCAGAAAAACCTTCTGTGTATTCAAACATTCTTCTTTTATCTATACCCTGAGCACCGCCTTGGCCAATCATATCAAGCGGGTTAAATTTAAGGACAGGTATTTGTGTATTATCTCTCAGGAAATCAACACCTCTTGATAGCATTCCTGTTATTCTAGTTGTGTCTAAAACTTCTCCAGATCTAGTCTGGTAAACGCCTTTCATTTGTGAGTAGCCTATCGTAGAAGACAAAGGATCTGTCCTGGCTATTTGTGTAGCTAATTCTTCAATAACATTTTTTTGGTCGTCTTCTAGGCGACTAAATAAACCCTTTTGAAAAGCTTCGTCAATTAATAATGGTTTTAATCCAAATACATTAAATCCATCTCCATGTACAGGAGAAGTCATTCTCCTATTCTCTATTAGATATGCTCTTAATTGTCCAGTATCTTCTACGTTTATGCCACGTTTAGCTAAACTGTCTCCAATTACATTTTTTGAAAGTCTTCTACCATCTTTATCAATAAGCTTTATGCCCATTGTATCGGCAACTGATCTAGCTAAATAGTCAGCTTTATCTGGAGTAACATCTCCTGCAAAATCAGAATAACTTACCTTTTGTGGTCTAACTAAACTTCTTCCAGTCTCAACATGACTGTCATAAACCTTAGCCCATGAATTTGATATTTTAGCTTCTAGAGTTTCTCTAAATTGTTTTTGCGCAAAAAGTATGTCTGTTAGTTCAATAGAATTTGCCAAAGCATCTTTTGTAAAAGATGGATCAGCATAACCAGCTGTATGACTTGTTCTGTCTATTAATTGTTGAAAAAAATCATCTACATTATTATCATCTACAATTTCTTGTGTGCCTAAGCGCAATCTTCTTGTAACGTTTGTAGCTCCACCAAGAGATCCTGGGATTTCACCTACGCCTACCGATTGAACAAACCTTGATGCTGTATCTTTACTAACTCCACTATTAACTAATTGATGTCTAAGATATTTCTTGTACTCATGCTCCTGCATGTTTTTGCCAAAGTCACCAGAAGTCAAACCTTTATTTACGCTTCCAGCTCCAAACATTCCCTGAAGTAAAGAAGTTGAAAAATCTGAAAACTTACTAGTGTGTAAATCTCTTATGTTTGATATTGCTGTTTTAAGAAGTTCTTGCCCTGTCCCTGCAGGACCTCCGCTTACTGATCCACTTACTTTACGAAGAGCTTCATCATATGCTAGTGCTCCACCAAGTACGTCATATGCAATTTTTCCTGTTCTAAAATTAGTTCTAAAATTAGAAAATGCTGATGTAGTTCCTCTTAAAGCTGGAATTGCATCTATTGCACCCTGGAATCTTTGACCACTGTCTATGTCTAAAGGATTTTTGACTTGATGACCAAATAGATAACCTTTTACTGACGCAGCAGCGGTTTGTAATTTTCCAGCACCTCTATCGGAAGCTGCTTGTGCTGCTTTTTGTCCACCTCTTCTTGCTTGTTGAAGAGCAAAAACTGAGCTTCCAGGAGAGTTTTGTACCGTATCCGCTGCAGAGCTAAAAGCAACCCCTAAGGCTGTTGTGTTTTTTGTTAATCCAGTCAGAACCTTTTGCATGTCTTGGCCAAAACTGCCAAGGATAGTTTTGATATCTAGGAATGATTCAGATAACTTAGTTTGTTTTGCGGTTAAAACTAAATTTGGATTCTTAGAATAAGGAGCTGATGCAAGAAACTTAGCTCTAGAAAGTGCTGCTCCACCAAGTTCCAATGGAGTTAACATGCTTGCTATGTTTATGGTTGACTGCTTAGCAAAGTCTGATATAACATCTACTGGGTTATACCATTTGCCTCTATCTTTTCTATTGCCATCACCATACAGTGGCTCTGTAACGGCTCTTTGGGCAACGTACAAAGCCGGCAATTCAACAGCTAAATTTCTAGCTCTTCTGGTTAAGAGTTGTTGTATGTCATCTTTGATCGTCCATACGGCTGGTGGTTCATGGGTTATGCCTTTTCCTGCTGCTCTAATTTCAGAAGTCGTAAGATAAGAACCAGCCTCTAATAGAAACCTTCCACCAGTTACTCTATCTAAATTTTGTTTTAGTCTTTCTCCACCAGATTCAAAAACTAATTTAGAATATACATCTGACGGATCAACTCCATCAACGCTCCTGTGTACGCCTTCTAGCTCGTCTAGAGCCTTCTTTATCTTACCAGCACTCTCAATGAACCTAGTAGCTACTCCAGCATATTGTCCATTTGAAGTCGATGCTTTTTGTATCTTTGTAGCAAGCTTTATTCCTCCAGCTGAAACAAACTTAGAAGCTACGTGAGTGACTACTAACGCTGTTGTAGCGGAAGCAAAAAAGCGCATAACGGGATGACCGTTAAGCGCTTTTGCTATATGTCCAGAGTTAGGACTTGGACCCTCTGTCTCTCCCTCTTCAACTGGAAGATCCCTAGAGGTAAGGTTGTACCCAAGCGTAGATATAGGACCACGATTTCTAATCATGATTTAGTGATCCTTTCTTATCTTATTCCCCATAATTTTTGAGCAACTGGGTCTTGATAAACTGCTTCTCCAGCGCCTCTAGATTGATTGAATCTCTTAGCAAAGTCTTCTTGTTTTTCTGCCTCTTCTTCAGGGTCAACCAATTGTATGGTTACATTTGTTGGTTGTATCCCAAGAATATTTTGTTTAATTTCTATTATTTTTTCAGACAAAGCTACATTTTCTGCCAACTTTGTATAAGTCATATTGTCTAAATCTTCAGCAGAGTATGTAGATATAGTAGCCAAAACAAAGGCTTTCATTAAGCTTCTTACTTCAGAAGCTTGTTGTCTTTTTGACTCTAAAACATTTTTAGCTTTTTTAGCGGAAGAAAAGCCAGATTCTTGTAATATTTCATCAGCTAGAGAAGATATCATTCCAGTTGGAAGTCTGTCTGTATCAAACTCCAATGGGTATACTACAGCACTTTTTATTATAAAGTCTTCTATATCTAGATTTGTATAATCTCCAGATAGTTGATGTTCAGCTATTCTATCAAACTCAGAAAATTTTAGCTCTCTAAAAACAACTACCTGGTTTTTAATTGAAGTTTGAAACAAAGAACCATGCTGTTTTTTTAATTCATATAACAGGTCTGAGTCTAACATTTTTTAGAGCTGTCGAACCTCTAGGGCTACAAATCCAGATGCCTCTAGCACCTCTTGAGAGATCAATGAGGGCAATCCAGCAAGGTCTGCTGTAATGGACTGCCTATCGTATTGTGGGAATAATATGCAAATTTCTGCGATAGCTTCCTCGTTCCAAAGATTTGCTTCTGAAGAAGAAAGTTGCCCAGCTTCTACTAGCTGTTCCATCTTTCTTACAAGGCTCTTGTATTCTAATCTAGAAAGAGTTCTCCAAGCAATGTGCTTATCAAAAGTGATAGAAGTTACGTAAACATCTCCGTATTCCTTCTTCCACATTTTGATTTGCCCAGCAGTTGGTCCATCTGGCCAAATCAATTCATCATCAGCAAGATCTTCTACTGTAGTTGGATTTTCATTTACAAAATCTGCAGCTGCCTGCATTTCGCTGAAATCTTCTTGATCTGCAGCTACTTCTTCTGCGATGTATGCTTCGTCAGCACCTGACTGCTCTGCAAGCTCTTGAGAATTTTTAACAATTACTTTTCTTCCTTGGGCCATTTTCTTCTCCTAATTTAAATTAAACATTTTTCTATCTACATTATAACACAATTATAGCACACCTGGATAGGCATCGAAAAGTTGTTTTAGCTGCGTTATTCTTTCTGCCGACAATGGTGGCTGGATTTTGTTTTCTGGAGTCTTTTCAATTCCTGTGGAATCAACTGCTGAAAATACAGATTGGTCAGTATTTCTAATATTGCCACTTGAAATATACATATCTCTAGATATAAACTGGTAGCTCTCAACCATGACCTGACCACCAGGCGCAATTGATGTTCCCATACTCGTTAAATGAACATCTTGCAAAACTATATCCATTCCGGTATTAACCTTAGATGGTTTTACTAATCTTTCATTATAATCTGTAGCCATTAATCTATCTAGCGTTTCAAAATTGTCACCTGAGTCGGTCCCTAGATTTCTACTTATTGTACTGACTGAACCTTCTTGTGTTCCATATTTAACTATAAAGTTAAACGGTGGATGAGAACTGAATATATTTCTTTTATCAGTTTTATCGTTGTCGGCTGTAAGTCTGTCTAAATTAGATCTATTCCAGTATCTTTGAAGATTTTTTTCGTCATCTAAAGATTGTTCATTATTGCCACTTAGATAAGACTGAATTCTTGATACTCCTGGTTTATCGCTGTTAAACAAAACTCTTTCTTCCGCTGCAGAACTAAGAAGGTCTCTCATTCTTCCCGGATATCTAGTGTATACAACCATCTCACCAGTTATCAATCTGCTGCCTACCATCATGGCATCGTAGTTATATGACCAAAAACCATACAGCGGTTGTTTTTCTTGTTTAATTACAAAAGAAAAGGATGCAATGTCAAGTTCATGTTCAGGATCAAATAGTCCATCTATATATACTTTTACGTCTTCGCCACTAAAATAATAATCATAGTAGCTATTAAACTTTTGTCCATCGCTTGTTTTCCCAGCCCACTGAGTGTCTATATCTGCACTTAATGGGTCGTAAGATGGTCCAGTCCTAATAGTTGCTGGAGGAAGACTGCCGCCTTTTCCATAAAGCTTTTCTTGTAAGTCTGCTGGCAGATATGCACTATAAGGTCTATAGGGCTTATAGGGCCTTCGATCTGGTTCATAGTCTGAAGCATAACTAGATTTAGCAGACCCGATAAATACTTTCTGGCATTTAAAAATCCTTTATTGAAATCCAGTTGGTGGAATAATTCTATCAATTAATTTAGTATACAATCCACTATTGTTCCCAAAGAAATTTTCTTGTCTTCTTTCATGAGCTTCTCTTTGATCAGTTGGCAAAAGAAGTGGATCATCTTCAACGCTCATCATTGGCTGAATACCTCTAGCCATGTACGTGTATGTTTGTTCTGTAATAAGGTCATCAACAGACATAGTCTGTCCTTCATCCACTATAGTAATGCCATATATCTTCATTTTAGCTGCTAAACCATATTCGTTGAAGAATGATAATATTACATCAAATGGAGGAAGCATGTCTGCTAGTGGGGCAAAAAAAAGTCCTGTTTCAGACATAATTTGGCGAAACTCTTTAATTCTATAGAAAGCGTACTCGTTGAATACTGTAAAGATTAAAGAACCAGCTATAGTTCTACTGCCTTTTACGAATCCCCTTGGGTTAACATGTCCTATAGTCCTTACTGGAGAGTTCTCTCTATGCATTGAATATGATATTGTTTGCAGCTCGCCAAGCTCTAGAATATCAGTACCTTCTGCGTTGCCAGTCTCTCTGTTTATAGCTGGAATCAACATTGCTGCTGATATATCAGTTCCAGAAAAAGACATATTAGAAAAAGGATCTGGAAGATTCTGCTCTCGTCTATGTTTACTTACTGGATGTCGATCATACACGGGGCCAATTGCCATCGATTATTCCTTTACAAATAAATATGGGGACCAGAGTTTAATCCAGTCCCCATATCTTTAATTATATTTTACAAATACTAACCAGGTCTAATTATCGAAGAAGTATTCCTGCCAACGCTAGGATCAACTGCGCCTGTGTTAATGAGATTTCTAAGAGTTAATTCGGTGGCTTGCGCCTCTGGGTCGTTGTTCAATAGTGATTTGTCAACAGAAATTTTATACATAGGTCCGATTTCACGGGCTACATAAGTCATCGTTTCTTCAATGACAATGTCGTCCATAGAAGCTCCAGAGCCTTCATTCAAAAGTTCAACTCCAAAAATTGATCTTACTGCACCTTGGCCGTATTCGTTAGCAAAAGTAATTGTAATATCAAATGGGGGAATTTGGTCTGCATAAAAAGGCACTTGGCTAACTACATCAAGTTGTTGCTTGTCAAATTCTGCTATACCTCTCTTGTGCCCTACGGTACCTGGAAGAGTATTACTCTTTCTGGTAAAGAACTTCATAGGTTCATTGCTCGAGGCATTTGCGTCAAGCATGTTGTAAAGAGCTGGACGATCAAAAACTGTAAAGATTAATGATCCTGCAATGCCTCTTTTTCCTCTTGAAAAGGAACGTGGGTTTGGTGAACCCATTGTGTAGATAGGTGCTTTTTCTCTAGTAACTGAGAAAGTGATTCCAGATAGAGCTCCGATTTCAATGCCACCAAAAGTAGCTACGATATCTGCTCCGGAAAATGTAGTATAAGTATTGAGATACTTATTAACTGAGCCTTCATATTCTGCCATTTATATACCCTCCAAATCGGTATTTTTTTTATATGCTTATAGATACTTGAACTTCAATGTTCTTGAGTTCAAATGCTGGTGTTAATACAAGATCAATAAACGCCTTATTTTCTGCTGGAGAGTAACTTACAATAAAGTCACTATCCAGCAAGGCACCCAATTGTTGCATCCCTCTTAACGCAGAAGTAATCGCCGTCTCCATAGAGTTTCTAGTTTGAAGCGTTGATGCTTCACCAACAAACTTTTGACATACCAGTCTGACCAGAGTAGACGCTTCTGATATAATTCTAAATGTAGAGATTCTTGTATAATCCGATCCAGATGGAGCAAATGTATTGCCTTCAATAAAAGTCGGTACTTTATTGAAGTTAAGAGCAATAAAGTTAAGGCCTTTATCTGACAATATGAGTTGCTGAGTTCTAGTTGGGTTGTATCTAATAGATGCAATGTTATAAGCTATCTTATTAACTGGTGAACTAAAAGACGCCATTCTACTGATTGCAGCTGCAAATGTAGTTGCTCCATTAGCGAAACCCCATTCAATTGGATAATTTACTGGCTTAACTTCTGCAATTATAACTGAGACATACTTGCTGTAGCCATCATTAGCTGCACCTGCAAGGAATCCTGAATCATCTCTCGATATAAGTGCAGACAATCCTGCGGAACCAACATGAGTTGATACTTCTCCTGGTGTCATGATTTGTGAAGAGCCATCTACGTATGGCTTTACTCCCATAACTGCAAAGCATGGAAATGAATTTTCTGAAATTGCTTTTACCTTTTCGCCCACTTTGACAACGAAGCTGTTTGAGCTTGCAACATTGTCTGCTACAAAGCCATAAACATTTCCTGGCCAGTCTGGTGAAGCACCTGCGCTGTAGTCAAAGTCTGTATTCTTAGCGCCTCTACCCCAAGGGATAATGATGTCTGGCTGTACTGCTTCTGCTGCTTCGAAGCAAGCGTCAAAAACACTTCCTCCAAAGCTTGAACTTGTTACTGCACCTGTGCTGTAGTTCCACACTGTATCGCTAGGAAGTGGGACGATAAAAATTCTTTCAGCGCCTCCTGCTACAAGCTCAAAATAGCCTTTATGTGCATCTGAATTTTCTCCAAATGCAGTTATGACGTCTTGCTCTGTAGTTGCTTGAACAACGTCTAAATCCTTTACGTTCTCATAATTGTCAGCAGTAGACCTGCGAGCAATAAGACAAATTTTTGGTCCGACAGGAATATCCTGTCTTGCGATGCTATAAAAGCGATCTTTAATTACTGTTTTTACACCTGGTAGAGCCATTAGACTTTAGACCTCCGATTGCGGCAGATTAATATTTTACTTCAGACAATATAGTAATGGGCAAGATGTAAAAACAAACTAGATTAAGTATTGGGAGTAGAATTTCCATATAAGTCAACTATTCTTAATTCTGTTCCAGAGAAGTTTGGAGTAGCACCCCTTTGCGCTTCATCCCATATAGATTTCTCATAAGACATATACCTTCTAACGTCCAAAACTATACTTTCAATATGGTCAACATTTTGAGCAAATAGTTTTTCAGTAGTCAACATATAGGTAACAGTTCTTTTGCAGATGTCTGTACTGTCTCTATTTTCTTCTGAATCTGAAAGCCTTCTTGAATATACGAATTCTGAAGCGCCTAGCCTTTTAAAGACAGGAGTGTGTTCTAACATGAAATCTTCAAATATTTCTATAATATTATCAGCTACTTCTGGACCAGAATATCTAGCTGCAGAACCCTGTTTTGCTCCTGCACTTGCCTCAGTGATGACGGTAAAGCTAACTATATTTTGAAATCTTTGGCCGAAAACAACTACATTTTTATTAGTTTGGGTTGTTCTAGTTCTTGGCTTTGGTTCGCTAGTGTGAGATTTTCTTAACTCTAAACCATATACTATTACCGGATAGTCAGCGTATGTACCACTCTGTGTTGGTTTTATCTTGATATCTGGATAAGCGTTTTCCCACAAAGCTTTAACTACTGCAACAAATTCTAAATAATTTAGATTTCCACTTGCTTGAAGTGGTTCTCCAAATACTCTATCAAAATTAACATCGTTTCTATTTGCGGATGGAAATCCTATAACATTTTGTGTCATTACGCTCCCTTACCTGTGGAAACATTAAAAGAAATTTGCCTTAAAGTTCTAGAAGAAGTAATCGATATATTAAAATAGATTGTTCCTTTGTTATATTTATCTGCAGAAGCATCCATGGAATAGTCAACTATTACTCTAGAACTTTGTAGTGCCGATAAAAATTCTTGTACATACGATATGATTTTTTCATATCCAAATTTACCAACGGCAAGATTTCCCAAAGATTGAATTTCTCTAATCACTAAAGATACCAGCCTAATATTACTGCAATCCTTGTAGGATTCACTAATTGATTGAGTATAATCACTACTTAAAGATACGTCAAAAATTGCTGCTCTTCTAGATCTTTGACCTCTAACTATAGTATTAATTCCTATGTCTTGAAGCCTTTTTACTTGCGCAGCATTTAGGTCTACTCCATAGATTGAAAAAGCTGCTGGTATTCTTGCTTTAGTTAGCCCTCTGTCAATCATAGTAGATGATATCATTCCAGCTACTGCTGCAGCAGGTGAGCTGGAATAACTTACCTGTAGTTGTTTGTGGCTTAAAATTATTTCCCCGTAAATTAAAATTACATGTCTACCTTTATCGGAGATAATGTATCCATTAGGGTCTACTAATACATTTAAGTTAAAATCTTTTTCTTCCAATAGATCAATATCTGATACCGATAGTCCATTATTTCTAGAACCTATTATTCCAAATTGTACTTCGCCTGTTTCTGTTTGCATAAATTCACAATGTGTTGCAAGTTGCTCAACAAAATTATTAAGTCCAGTATTTATTATTGAAGTCTCTAATGGAACTATTATATTTAAAAATTCATAATCTCTCAACAGCTGGTAGCATTCATTTAATCTTAAATGGTATAAATCATAAAAAGAATATTGGTTTGGCGTTGAGCTGTCATCAGAAAATATTTCTATATTTCTATCGCTTACTTCTTCTATGTATTCGCTCATGTATCCACACGACATTATGTATATATCTCTAGCGCCACACGCATAAGCATCAAACATGCCTCTAAGTAGTGGAGACTTTGTGTCACCTCTTAATATACTTATTCCATCTTGAATAGATTTTAATTTGACTATTCCATAGGGCTCTATAGCATCTGTATGACCTATCAATAATATATTTTGAGTTGTTGAATCTCCAATATTTTCATACAAAGATCTATTACCTATTTTTATAGACTTTGAACCTAAATCAAAAGAATTTTCGTATGACTGATATCCATTAGATGATTGAACGTTTATTTCTTTTGATACAGATAGTCCATCTACTACAGCGTTTATTTGAATCGTATATATTCCATCAAAAAGGTTTTCTGGAATTTTTAGTTTAACTATAAAAGAACCTTCAGATTCTCTTTTTAAACCAACCGTAGTTATGTCTTTATCTTCAAAACCTACAGCATAACCGGTATACGCAGCCCAGTTGCCTGAGTCTGGAGTCCAAACATATGGACCAGATATAACCGGTCCTGCTGTATTAAAACCGTCTTTTAAATAATAATGTTATACTGATATCAGGATCGACATATGTGTACCCAGATCTGTATACAAATGGAATCTCTACTACTGTTCCTGGACTTACTAATAACATATTATCCTGCTGGCGTTTCCTTTGTTGCTCCAACTATCCAGTAATTTATTTCACCGAAACGTCCTCTAACACCGTACGAATCGTCTATTTTATAAATTATTGTTTCATCTAAATTTTTAAAAGATTCTTCATATATTCTATCCCCAGATTGAGGATTTACTGAAGATTCAAAATAGTATACTAAATCAGAATTAACAAAGTAACCTTCCATTTGCTCTTCTGATGTTGATGAAATTCTAGATGACTTAGCTAACTGACTTCTTGTAGTTATTCTTTCCATTACAGATGAGTATGTAAAATCGTCAGATATTCTTCTTTGATAAAGTATATCATGACCCCATTCTCTTAATATCTTTTTAATAATATTTTTAGCATTAATCATATCTCTTTATACCCCTGCTTGGCATGGGGTCGTCTACGCCAGATTGGGCGCTTGTGCCTTGTCTGAACAGGTCCCTTGGGCCATATACGTTCGTATCATTAATATATATAAGTGCTCCAGTTTGGAGGTCTAATGATGCTCCAGATGGAGTAGTCACTCTTCTAGGAGTTCCCTTTGGCTGTACGCCTCTCATTCCGACTCTCTTTGATAAAAGCTCTTTTCTTAAAGCAGCTGCTATTTGACACCAGGTTGTAGCGTTAGATCTTGTTATATTACTTCTTGGAGTATTTCTATTTGTAATTTGCAAATCAGCCAATTGTATACTCAATTCATCGTCTCCACCAAAACCATACACTCTAGTAAGCTCACAGCATGTGGAAGCTTTAATGTATTCTGTTACACCATAAGGAGATACGCCATAGCTTTCCATTACAGCAACTGGATCTGCTGTTGTAGAGTTTATCCTAAAAATACTATTTATTTCTTGAGAAAAATTATGTATTAGTTCTGCTATTTCAAGCTTTGTTGCGTCTGGGAATGTACTTTGAATCATTTCTGGATCTATGTAAAGTGGGAATATATCTGCTCCAAATGCTATAATCTCATCTGCTGACAGAGTTATTGTTGGCCTGTATTCTGCTGTTTGACTACTAACATATAGGTTTTGATTTACATTTACAAAAGTTGAATTTGCAAATGTTCCAACAAAAGTTATTTTATATTCACCCGCTATTGTAGCTGTAAAGTCATAGTAGTATGAAGAGGTAGATCCACTTACTGCTTGAGCCTGTCCAGTTTCTACTACCACATCTTCAGAGTCAAATATATTAACCGTAACTAAAGTTGGAGAAATTTCAATTTCATCACCAGTAGCTGGATCTACATCTATAAATCTAACCCTAATTCTTACAGTGTCGTTTACTAGAACATTTCCAGCAGTCATATAATCTCCAAAAATAAAGCTTTAGATAGAATAGTAGCGCAATAATATCTTATATATAGTTAAATCTGTTGCAAAGTCAAGATAGCTGTTCCGGGGGAAGATGTTACTTCCATTGCAACTTGTCCGATGGGAGCAAGGTCATATGATATGACTCCTGTAATCTGTCCGCTTGGAGCAAAGTCATATGATATAACACCAATTGTCGTTACGTTAGATTGATTATTTATTGCAGTAGAAGTTATATTTGGATTGCCTATTTGAATAGGATTTAAAATACTAGAAGGAGAAACGCCTATATTGCCACTATATGTAATCGATGGGGCATCATACGATAGAAGCTGATTATATAAAAGACTCATTTATACCCCTTATTGTCTGTTATTATAGTAACGATTTAAAGTAAAAAATTCTTTTTGCTGATCCTATTATTAATGACTTTTATTTGGTTTAACACGTTTTTTAAAATATTTACTCATACGAAACACCATCCTTCTTTATGTACTCTTTCTCGTCTATCCCATAAAGGGTGGTAACTAATCCAGAGCAGTATTTGTTAATTTTTCTACTTTTATCAATATTCTCTAAATTTACAAATTCTTCATTTTCATAAAATAAAGCGATTGAATTATGATCTTCAGATCTTTTTTTAGCTATTTCATACCATCTATCTTTTCCGTATTCTTTTTCTCCATCTATCCACTTTTGTGTTGGACCTACACTATGACGTAAATAGTTTCTTATTAATAGTTTGCTATGGTTTTTAACAATCTTCACAGCATGAAAATATGGTTCTTTTCCAGGAAATAGTGGAGAGCCGGATGGAAATACTATAATATCTCCTGCTTTAGGTTTATAAAAAATTAAATCGTCTTTTACTGAAAATACAATTTCCCCTCCTTCGTAGTCATCATTCAAGTAAGTTGTACATGTCAATAAAAATTTTTCTCCAGGCCAATACCATTCTCCAATAGCATAGTCTGTATGAAATTGCATTGTTTTTCTCTCCCCAGTATCAACATCTTGGTCGTACCTAGCAAAATTCGGGCTATCTATATAGCTATTTTCTGGAAGAGATATATTATATTTTGTAATGTAGTTTGTAATTGCTGCTACATTTGCTTGACTTACTCTATCAACTAAACCCATTTCCTCAACGTTTAAATGAATATCAAAATTTGATTCATAGAAACTTTCAAGAGAATCGTAACTATTTATGTGGGAATATTTTCCAAATATAAACCAATCTTTCCATTCACTTATTATTCCGTTTGCGTTATGCAATTCGGAATTACGCATAACTCTTGCTAAGTTATCAGCGTCTGGAAGTAACTTATTGTATACATGTATATATGGATATATCTCTTTGTAACTTAAATCTAAATTAAACATTTTTAATCCTTTAAAGTATAAAAATTTGTGTAAGAATACTTTACCCCAGAAATAATAGGAACAGTAGAGTGAGTTTGAAGTGCGTCGAATAATATAACACAATTTTTTTTAGGTTTTATAAAAAAATACTTTTCTTTATTATTATTATAAAAAACTAAATCTCCACCAGAATAATTATCATTGAAATAAAAAACAGAACTTAAATGAACTGTTTTTTTATTATTTAAAATAACCCATTTATCTTTGGGTTCCCAGTCTTTATGCATATCTATGAACTGATTCTCAACATACCTGACTATTGACTGCCCAGTATATGATTCAACTTCTTTAGAATAATGAGCTTTAATGTGGTTCTCTATTTTTTCATTTATTTTTTTTATAAAATTATAGTAAGGAAAATTTTCATCTACAGAATAAGATCGCAATGTTGAATATGTTTCTTGTTTTGCAGAAGGATTTAATTGAAAATTTAAATCATAAAAAGAAGACTGAATTAAATTAAGCTTATCTTCCTCTATTAAATTTTCTATGATTACTGTTGGGTACATTTTTTATAAAGTCTCCCATCTTAAGTATTTTCTAAAATCATTAATAGGAAAAACTGCCGGATCAACCCACCAATCCTCATGTTTTTCTCTTACGACTAGCGCATATCCTAAACTATCTAATATTTCTCTTTGAGCATCTCTCATGGCAGAGTTTCTAAAATACATATTAGCATCGTGTTCAAAGGTAATAATAGAGAATCTATACTGTGTTAATGGAAGAGATATTAAACCAAGTAAGCTCAGATAATGATTACCAAAAGGTCTTCCATCCTCCTGGTATCCGCCATCTATATCTACCTGTAGATAATCAATCTGTTTTGGAAAATTATTATTTTCAAAATATGATATATAATTAAATTCAAGAGCATCTCCGAAACAAGGATTTTTTCTATTAGTTTGAAACTCAAGTTTTCTATCTTCTGATACCTCAAAAGATACGCCACTCCAATCATAGTCTGATTCAAGATAAAATGTATTACTTCCTAATTTAGAATCAAAAGCTCCTAATTCTACATATACTCCATCTTTTTTTCCATTAAAAATTTCTATTACAAATTTTTCTTGAGAAGAATTTCCTCTATACATATAAATTTCTCGATTCTACAATGTGTATTGTTTATTTGTTCTTTTTTTATTAACATCGTTAATTATCTCTGGCATCCAAAACTTATGTGGATTTTCTTGCCCCACTTTTTCTTTCTGCTCAAAAGAAGTTCCATAACAAGCTATGCTTAAAAATGCATATCTCTGACCACTAATTACTGGATATACCTCATGTCTACCAATGTATGAAGATGGATATATGGCAACACTGCCAATTTTTGGCCTATAAACATATGGTACATTAGGGAAATGAATTTCTCCACCTAAATAAGTATAGTCATTCATTTCTTCCTGATTGGCTACGCAATCATTAAGGTAAAGATTGATACTTGAACTATTGTGCATTGATACTTGATTTCCGGTTTCTTTACCCCATTCATATGGGACTTGATCATCACAATGCAAACCTATTCTTTGACCATCTTCATAACCAGCTATATGTCCAGTGGGTCTCCACCATGATGTTGTTGCTGCATCAGGAAAGTAGCAACAGTATTCAACTAATGCTTGGTAAACAGCTTCTTCTAAGCTATCAATGAAATCAATGTATTTTTTAGGGACTTCTACTTGTAAATTTTTTCCTTTTGTATTTAAAAATCTTTGTGGGGCTTGCTGAATATCTTGTAGTTTAAATTTAAAGCCAGTTTTATTTACTGCGTACTTTTCGCCGTCTTCTTCATGATAAGTAAAAGTTTCCTCTTCATTAATGCGAAGCCAATTGATATATTCAAAAAGAAAGTCCTGGTCTATATCAACTACGTCTTCGCATATTACTACTCCCATTCCAATGTGTTTTGATTTCATAACTATCCTTAATAATTTGATTTCGTAATATAAAATTGTGGTGAATCTTCTTTGTATCCAGATTCTAATAAATGCTTCTTTAAATCTTCCCTAAGTGTAGGCATGTAAATATTTGTAGCTTTTTTTGACAATTCTGGGTCTTTTAATGGATCTGCTACATATTCGTGAACTGCTGGATTTGGAGTTCCCTGACTATACCATCCAAGATAACTATATCTAAAACCTTCTTTAACTGGCTTAACTTCATGGGCAGCCATGTAGTTGGATGGGAAAAATAATATATCACCTTTTTTTGGAGAATAATCTATATCTAAATAGTTAAAATAATGATGTCCACCAATATAATTTTGACCGTTTAATTCTTCTTCGGTATCAACAGAATCATTAAAGTATACTAAACTTGTTACAACATTCCTCAAAGCTAATTGATCTTGAGGTTCTAATACGCCGTATATATAATCACCACTAATATCGGAATGGGAACCAAGATAAACATTTTTTGGATATTGCAATATGTGACCTTTAACTTTCCACCATACACATTTGTAAGCTAATGGAAATAATTCAAAATATTGCAGCAAGCATTTGTCTTTTACTGACTCTATAAAAGACAAAAAATCACGTAAATCTTCATTGTCTTTGTAGTGTATAGCGCTAGCTCTTTTTGGCATTAAGTCAATGCTGTCCCTATTAAAGAAGTACCCACTTTTATTCACGTATATCTCTTCACCAGTTTCAGGGTCTATCCCCGGAGAGTACATCTCGTTCCATTCTTCTTCTATTAGGTTATTTGATCTCTTGAGTAAATTCTCCCAATCTAAATCTATACAACCTTCAAATACTACAACTCCACCACCTAAGTGTTTTGGTTCCACTTTATTGAATATCATAATCTTCCAATTTCTTCATTGGTATCATTGCTTGTCATTGGTCTGTTAGCGGCTTCAGTTAAAAGTGACATTAACTCTGGATCTGTATTTGCATGTTTTCTTTTTATTGCCTCCAAATAGTCATTAACTATATCTGGCATCCATACTTGCCCGCTATCCATTACTTCAGAAGGCTGTCTGATATTTACCCCTCTATTTGGATCACTTGATCCATGTGCAAAATAGCCAACATAAGCGTATCTTTCTCCCTCTTTACATTCCATAACCTTGTGTGTTCCTAAATAATTAGAAGGAAACATTAAAACGTCTCCAGCTTTTGGGAAATAAGTAAATTTAGCGTAAGGAAAAACTATTTCACCGCCTACGTAATCATGTTTATCTTGAATCTCATTAACGGAATCATTAAAATAAATAAGACCACCTAAAACATTTCTTATAGCTAACTGTTGATCGGGTTCTGCTCCTGGTTGGTAATTAACATCATTATCACAGTGCTTGCCAAATCTTCCACCTTTTCCATAACCCACTATATGACCTTGAGTTCTCCACCATAAACAGGTAAGAATCATAGGGAATATCTCTACGTATCTAAGCATACAGGCGTAGAGGGTATCTTCACATGCTTTAAAGAAAGCAAAATATTCTTGACCCAACCCCTCGTGCATAAAGTTCATAATATGATTAGATGCAATTTCTACATCTTCTAAAGCATACCTATGCCCACTTCTGTTGATTGCATACAACGGATTACCTAGATCATCGTTAATAAAAGTAAAATCATCCTTTAAAGCCTGTAGACGTAGGCTTTTAGCAAAATCTAATATATAACCATGATCTTGCATTGGGAGTACATTCTTAAAAAGAACAATTCCCATATCATGTATCTCTATATTTTCTTCTTTTATCTGAAACACTATATCAACCTAGGTTCTGTACCGCATGGCCCTTCTGACAAAGTGTTATCTGATTGTTTTAATTCCTCTTGTTTATCAACTTCAACGATATCATGACTTTGTGAATATTGAGTGACTTCTCTACCCTGGTAAACTGGATTCCACCCAGCCTCTACTCCAAATTCTGCTGATCTGTTTTCCCATCTTGAATAAGGCGTTCTGCAATACATTTCGTAATCGTCATAAATATTATTGAACCACACAGGGGGACACCATTCAAAACTTTCTGATGGTTCAGATATCACCACATTGGCCGGTATGTCAGACGATCCTTGTCCAAAGAATGTTAGATAAGAATATCTAACTCCGTTACCCATTCTTCCTACATCGTGTGCTGCGACGTAGTTTGTCGGAAAGAATATAATATCTCCTTTTTGAGGCTTATAAGAAACCCCTAAATGAACAAATCTTAGATGTCCACCAGTAAAGTTTCTGCCATCTAGTTCGCTTTCATCATCGACGCAATCATTTAGATACAACAATGCTCCACAGGTC